AATACTGGATATGGTGTTACACCACCTTCATACTAAATATAGAAAAGATTTGAACAATGGCTATTAAGTATTTTATTGCAGAAGCACATACTTTACCAGAAGCTGTAAAAGCTGAGTTAAAGCATATTGACTCTAAAGTTAAGTATTCTATTTGTGGAGTAGAAGATACATTTTATGATGCAACTTTTGATTCTGCTTTCAAAACCGCAAATAAGATTGATGATATAGCAGACGAAACTACTGCTTTAGAAGGTGGTCGTTGTTTTGCTGATGTTAGAGATAAGAGAAGTGTTCCGAATGATGTTACAAAACCTTATGAGGATTCTACTCCTGGTAAAACTAAGGTGGATATTACTACTGCTCAGAGAGCAGCAGCAGTTACAATAATGAAAGCGTTTGCTAAGAAGATAGTCCAGTATGGAATAGATGAAGGTGCAGGTTCTCCATATGATGCATCTTTATTAACAGATATTGAAAATAGCACTACGGTAGAGTCCCTAAATATAATATATGAAAACTACCTTGGTTGTGATTTACCTCGCACCCAAGCTTTATCCTTGAATAAGTATGAATCCGATGGACACACAAGAATCTATGATGCGGGAAGAAATAGCCCGTCGTTCCTCTGATAAAGATGAATTTGATGAATGGTTAATTGAAAGAGCAACTCATTTAGCATTCCCACAAACTGAATATCAATGTCGCCATTTTGTTGCTGATTCTCATCCAACAAGAAGTAGGGCGGTAAAGCAATGTATGCTGGAAGTCCAGACTAGAAAACATTCTCTTGAAAAAGTAAAGATTGCAGCAAGAAAGAATGATCTTATCATAGCAAAATTTGACAGGGATATTGAGAATGAACAAGATCCCATTGAAAGAGAAATACTATCATGTGATCGTGATGATGCAGTATTAGATGGGATAATGTGGACTAAGAAAATACTCCAATCTGAAATGGAAATGAGATATTTTCTAGATTATATTAAAGAGCATGTTGATACAGAAACAGAAGTAGCAAAAGAGTACGTTCAAAAAATCTTTGAACGCAATCCAGAAGAAGAACATCAGTATTGGATTGCTAGAATGGCAAAACAGTCTGCTGTAGACATGCTTTCATCTGGAACAATCAATCAGGGAAACATGGAGTCTATTCTTCAAATGAATGAGAAAGACCAAGTGAAATGTATTGATGCAGCAATGAAGTATAGTGGTGTTGTTAATGCAGGTATCAATGCATTAAGAGCAGAATCAGAGGCAGCAATTAAATATCTTGGTAAAGAAGACGTAAATAAATTATTATCTGATGGACAAAGTGAAACTAAAGATGGACGACTTTTAGATGGACAAGAGTAAACCATTTAGTTTACCTATAAATCCAAAGTTTGATCCACAATTCATTGAAACAGAATTCTTAAATTTCTTAAAAAGAAACAAGGATTATATTTTTGATTTATATTTCACCTGTAGGATGCCTCCTTTTACTCAGGATGCTATGGGTGAAGTTTTCATGTCACCAGATATGGAACTGGATATCATTGAGATGGCATTATGGTTGAGTGAGGAGACGGGAATACCCCTATCAGCAACGTTTAATAATATTTACGTTAGACCAGATCAAAAGAATCTGGAACAATGGATTGAAAATTATCATCAGTTGTATGAAAGAGGGATTAAAATTGTCACTCTTCCTCATACATCATGGATAATGACTGGACAGATACAGAAAGAGTATCCAGAATTGTATATTAAGAATACTATTCTGAGGGAAGTTACTAGAGCAAATGAGTTAGTTGAATTAGCAAGAGCAGGATTTCATTACGTCAATCTTGATAGAGATTTGATGAGAGATAGGGATAGACTCCTAGAAATTAAAGAAGCAAAAGAATACTGTGCTGAACAGGGATATCCAGTTAAGATATCTCTTTTAGTGAATGAAGGGTGTTGGGGTAATTGTCCTATCATGCCAGAACACTATCATTATAACAATACTAGGAATGGTGATGATCCTCAGTATTTTAATAGTAGGATTAGTAGAGTATCATGTAGTAAATGGGATGCACTTGATGGTGCTTATGCACTTAAAGCAGCAAACCTTCCACCTTGGAAAGCAGATTGGGAAGAGTTTTTTGATCTAGGTATTGATGTATTTAAAATGCATGGTAGGGAGTCTGAATCTAGGTTAAAAGAGTCAATGGATATCATTGATAGGTGGAGATTAAATGATGAGATATTATTTCCACAGTATAGAAAGTATATTGAAGATGTAGATCTTAAAGAAAGACCTATTGATGTATGGCGAGAAAAAATTAAAACTTGTCAATTCAATTGCTGGAAGTGTAATTACTGTGATCTAGTATATCAATCTGGTAAGGGTGAAAATAAAGTTAATCCTAAGATAACACACATTATAGATTCTATTGATAGGGCAGAAAGAAAAGAAAGTAATTATAAGGGAGTAGCAATAGAAGCATTAACTTCTGATATAACAAGACATTTTCTTAATAATATTTGTTCTTATAATGGTACAAAGTATCTTGAGGTTGGTGTGTATGCAGGTGGTACTTTCTATTCTGCGTTACAAAATAATAATGTTAAAGGATATGCTATTGATAATTTCAAGAAAGCGTATGCTCCTTGGAGGGATGATATTCAATTTGTAGGGCATGAAGATCCAAAGAAAGCATTCTTACAACCACCTTGGTGGCCAGATAAGAAGTATGATTTTGAATTAATTGAAGGTGAAATTGTTGAGGCTATTGTTCCTGAAAAATGTAATACTATTTTCTATGATGCAGATCATGATCCTGTAGCACAGTTTAAAAATTTAAAGCACCTTCTTCAGTTCTGTGAAGATGAATTTATTCTTTTAGTTGATGATGCTAATATGCCTGGTGTGGTTGAGTCAGTTGATGATCTCATTAAAATTAAAAGATTGAAAGTATTGTATGAAAGAAAGATAACAACCGCTATACCAGAAGATCAAACTTCTTGGTGGAATGGAATATACATCTTGCTATTACAAAAATGATTGATATAATTGATAACTGGTTACCAGAAGAAGTTTTTTATAAACTATTTTCTAGTATGAAAGATGATGATTTCCCTTGGTTTCTTGGAAGGATAGTAGGACAAAGAGGAGATGATGCAGAGAAAGATAACATGCAATTATCTCATGTTTTTTATAGACATCATCAGATGAAGCAGTATAGTCCTATTATTATGCCGACCTTGTTTCATTTACAACCCTGTGCTACAATAAGGATTAAGGCTAATCTATCATTGGCTACAGATAGAATAAAAGTAAGTAAACTACATAATGATATTGAAGATGGACTGGATAGAGAATATCTGAAGACATCTATTCTCTATATGAATACCAATGATGGTTATACAACTTTTGAAGATGGAACTAAAGTAGAATCTGTTCAGAACAGATTTGTAACCTTTCCAAATTCCATGAGACATGCTGGTAGTACTTGTACTGATACCCCTTTTCGTATGGTAATCAATTTTAATTATGTTTGAAGCAATAATAAAGAATGAACTCTATATGGGTTACATTTTTGGAATCATGATCCTTGGTGGATTCATTAGACAGTATCATGTATTAGATGATGTGTATTCTTTAATTAAGAGATATGTTAAAGACAACCGTATTCTCATCATTCTTACTTCTATTTTTGGGGGTGTATTACCTATCCCTGGAAGAGTTGCTTTATCAGCCCCACTCCTTGATGCGATTGCGCCGCCAGATAAGAAGAAGCGTAGTGCTTTTGGGATTATTGATTATCTGTCTACTCACCACTATTACTGGTGGTCTCCATTAGAAAAGACTGTAGCACTTCCAATGGCAGTGTTGGGTATTAGTTATTGGGGATTTCTTCAGTACACAATCATACCTCTTATTATTTGTTTAACATATACATGGTGGTACATATTCTCTAAGGTAGATCCTAAGAGTGTTGTTCCAGACATGAGTAATATCAGGGATTTTAATTGGAAGAGAGCACTAAGAGGATGGGCTCCTTTCATTGCAACACTATGGTTCTTACTATGTGTAGGTAAAGCAGGAGCAATATTTTTCTTCCCTTGGTTTGCTGCTATGGCATGTTACTACAGTATTATCTGTAAGGACTGGAATTGGGGTAAGTTTCTTGATGGTAAATTCGCTATTATTGCTACTGTTGTACTTGCTCTAGGTGGTGTAGTTAAACAGATACATGGACCAGTGATGGAGTATCTTAAGGGTGCAGATCCTTCTATGATTATTCCTGTCTCTATTGTTGCAGCAGTTGCATCATGGATTATGGGTTCATCAGGTAAGTATGCTGGTATGACTTCTGCTCTTGTAGCAATTTTTGGTCCTCAATATATGGTATGGTTTCTTTCTACAGAGTATGCTGGTTATCTATTGTCACCAGCACATAAGTGCTTGATGATTGGTCAACAATACTTTGGTACACCTATACGTAAATACTATAAAGTACTAGGTGGATTGTGTGCTTGGTTAATTGCTTATGCGTTCCTTACTACATTTCTATAAATACCTTTAGGAAAATTGTAGGTATGTTATGGCTGAACCTGCCAGTAGGACGCAACTAAAAGATTATTGTCTAAGAAAGTTGGGATTCCCAGTTCTGGAAGTCAATGTGGACGATGATCAGATAGAAGACTCAATTGATGATGCTCTTCAATATTATCGTATGCGTCATTATGATGGTGTTGAGCTTGCATATATGAAGCATCTAGTTACTGCTAGTGACGAAACAAGATTTGATAGTCAAGAACAAACAACAATTGTAGGTACTGCTCCTAATACTACAGAATGGAAAGTGAGAGATAAGTATCTTGAAATGCCTTCTGATGTTGTTGGTGTGTCTAAAGTATTTGGTCTTGCTAGTAATGCTGTTAGAAATAATTTATTTGGTATTGAATATCAAATTTTCCTGAATGACCTATATGCTGTAGGTTCTCTTGACTTCCTTAACTATTATATGGTTAAGACTTGGATGGAGACTATGGATATGGTTCTGAACAATGGTTCTTTTGTTCAGTTCAGATTTAATATGAGACAGGATAGACTCTATATTGATGTGGGTAAGGATATGCTTGATGAGGATATTCATGTTATTGTTGAATGTCATAGAGCATTAGACCCTGACACATACACTCAAGTTTATAGTGATGTCTTCTTAAAGAAATATACTACTGCATTAATTAAAAGACAGTGGGGTCAAAACCTAATTAAGTTTAATGGAGTACAACTCCCAGGCGGAGTTAGCATGAATGGTAGGGCTATTTTTGAAGATGCAGAAAAAGAAATTGCTGCTATTGAAGAAGCTTCCAGCAGCACATACGAATTACCACCATTTGACATGATCGGATGAAAAAAGTATATTTCCCTCAGTACGGTGGTGTTGCTGCCGAACAGAATCTTGTACAGGACTTGGTTGATGAACAAATCAAGTTGTTTGGTTCTGATGTGTTTTATATTCCTAGAGTACATCTTAAGGATAAGTCTCTTGGAGAAGTCATACAGTCTGAATTTAGTCAGAGCTATATGATAGAAATGTTCTTAGT